GAATCCGCCGACGCAGGTTTAGTCTGTAGCTGTCGGCCTCCGATGTGAAGGTCCGGGGAGTAGTGACCTCTCCCTCCCCGGACCTTCGTCTTGCCTGGAGAAAGACATGCCACAGCCCGGCCTGTATGGCCGCCGCCCGCCTAAGCGCGCCCCCGCCCTCAAGCTGTCCCGCTACCTGACCGGGCAGGTGCCGGACCACCCGGCCGCCGCGGACTACCTGTCCCGGCTGACCGGCTGGCAGATGCTCGGCAACGACCAGTACGGCGATTGCGTGCCGGTCACCTGGGCCAACACCCGCCGGCTGGTCACCGCGGTGCTGGCCACCGAGAACTACCCGGGCCAGGATCAGGTCTTCGCTCTCTACAAGACCCAGAACCCGAACTTCCCGGCCGACGACAACGGCATGGACATCCAGACCTGCCTGGAGTACCTGGCCTACACCGGCGGGCCGGACGGGGTGAAGGCGGTCGGGTTCGCCAGCGTCGATTACACCAACCCGGACGAGGTGAAGGCGGCCATCGCCATCTTCGGGTCGGTGTGGACCGGCATCAACGTCCAGCAGGCCCAGCAGCAGCAGTTCAGCCAGGGCCAGCCGTGGGACTGGGTGCCCGGCTCGCCGCTCGACGGCGGCCACTCCATCATCACCGGCGGCTACGGCAACCCGCGGGCCGGGCAGCTCGGCGGGGATGAGGACTTCATCACCTGGGCGCAGGAGACCTCCTTCACCGACAACTACTGGGCCAACGGGGTCGAGGAGGCCTGGGTGGTGATCTGGCCGGAGCATCTGGGCTCCAAGGAGTTCACCGACGGGATGGACCTGGCCACGTTCGCGGCTGATTACACCGCGATCACCGGCAAGCCGTTCCCGGCTCCCGTCCCGCCGCCTGCCCCGGCACCGACCCCCACTCCCACCCCGGTACCTCCGCCGCCCGCGCCGACTCCCAGTCCCCCGGCTCCGGACACCAACCCGGATGACGTGGCCCTGGCCAGGGCGGTGACCGGCTGGGCGCGTGCGCGCCACACCGGCCCGGCCCGGAAGGTCGCGCAGGCCCTGGAGACCTGGCTGAAGGCCAAGCATCTCGCTGGACACCGGTGAAGCTGATCCGCCGCGGCGAGCGCACCGAGGGCGTCAGCGAGACCTGCGAGTACCACGTCTTCGGCGTGTCCTGCGGTGACGCCAGCGCCGGGGAGCTGCGGGCGCATCGGATGGGTCATCCGCTGCCGTGGGGGATGTGCGGGGAGCACGTCAAGCCGGAGCATCACCCGCCGGACCTGCGGGACAAGCTGCACCGCTGGTGACCTGCGATTAGCCCCTCTCCGATTTACGGAGGGTAACCCAGCGCACGGGAGGGGCAGTTGGATTCGGCATTCCTTGTCCCGCTTATCAGCGCCGGTGCTGCCGGGGTGTTCTGCATCCTGTTCGTCATGGGGCTCATCTATCCCCGGTCGGTGGTAGACGATCTGAAGAAGGAGCGGGACTTCCTGCGGGACCGCGTGGAGGCTGAGCGGGACCGGGCTGACGCGGCGGTGGCCGCCGCGCAGGCGACGCGGGATGTGCTGTCGGCTCTGCAGGCCGGTGTGACGCTGGGGCACCAGCATCACGAGGACCAGAGGAGCACCGCCATGCGCCATCCGCCGGAGCTCCAGGAACAGGGCCCGACGTGAGGTGGGTGAGGCGTGTGCTGGCAGCGATTTTGCCCTGGCCGGAGAGGTCCGTGCGCCGGGCCCGGGTGGACGCTGCCCGCCGGGGTGCCGAGCAGGCGCGGCGGAAGGCTGAGGAGGCCTCCGAGGTTAAGAGTGACCTGTACCGTATTCTCCGCGAGAATCACATCGCGCAGGCCATCGTGGAGGACATCATCAAGAGTCACGGGCAGGGGAGGGTTCGGTGAAGCCGGGTCCTATGTTCCTGCTGCTATACAAGGTCTTCCTGGGCACGTCCCTGGCCGGCAGCCTGGCGTGGGTGATCTATTACTTCCGCATCGGGGTGCATAGCGTCCTCGGCAAGAACCTGCTTATCAAGACCCTGATCATCTGCGGGCTGCTGGCCATCAGCTTGCTGGCCTCGATGTTCCGCCTCAACCCGGCGGTGCTGCGTGCGCTGACCTGGGTGGACCTGGCGCTGATCGCGTCCATCGGCCCGGTGATGGTGTGGCGGTTCGCGGCGTTCCGCCAGATGAACGCCGCCGCGGCAGTCGAGTGCCCGAACGGTCACTTCGTCTCTGCTGATGCTATGTTCTGCCCGCGGTGCGGGGTTTCCCTGGCCCTGCCGGCCCGGGCGGAGGATCCGACTCCGCCGGAGGGCATTCCCTCCCTGCCTGCTGACTAGCCGATTAACCCTGCTGTAGGCACGTCGCCCGCCAGCAGGAGGACATCGCTGTGGCCAGCTCCGCCGCCGTCAACGGCACCTCGTTTGAGGGCTTTTCACTCAGCCATGCCGCGATCCTCAACCCCGGCACCCGCGCTGAGAACCAGACCATCTACGGCGTGCGCAACGGCACGATCTCGACGGACCAGGGGAACTTCGAGAACACCGGCGACGACGTTGTGCTGTCCGAGCACTTTTGGATTAACTTCGCCAATGTCACGATTGAGGCCGGCTTCGTCCCGTTCTCCACGCTGGCCCTGATCACCGGGACCACGGTCACCAGTTCCGGCGCGGCCGGGTCGGACTACTACGCGCTGCCGCTGTGGACCATCAACTCGATGAACCAGCCGGCGTTGCCCATGGCCATCCGGGTGCCCGCCAAGGACTCCATCGGTCAGGTCCGCACCCTGGACTTCGTCCTATACAACGTACAGTTCCAACCGTTCAACTTCACCGGTCCCTCGTACAAGACCGGCCTGAGCTGCAGCATCGCCGGCCGAGCGCTGTTCTCCAGCACCGACGAGTCCGGGACGACCACCTTCACCGACGGCCAGGGCAAGCGGATCGGCCGGCTGGTGGCCTGGCCCGGCAACATCACCGGCGCGTTCACCGCCGAGCCGTTCCCCGGTACGTGAGCTGGCGGCTGTTCCGCCGCCCCGAGTCCACGGAGGTCACCGACATGCCCGTGCAGCCCGAGCCGCAGGAGCAGCCCGTCGCCCGGCCCGAGGTGGCGCAGCCGCCGGTCGAGGTCCAGCCCGAGCCTGCGCAGCCCGAGGTGGCGCAGCCGCAGGCCGATGCCGGGCCGCAGGTCCCGGCCGGTACCCAGGTGTCCGCGGCCGCCGACGCCCCGCGGATCTCCCAGGACGTCGAGGGCAAGCCGGTCAACATCCTGCTGGATCCGGTGACCGGAGCGCCGATTGAGGAACCCGGCACGCAGTAGTTCCAGCCGTTCAACTTCACCAGAGTCCCGGGAGGACCGCATGGCTGATTCCGAGATCGACCGCCTTGACCCCGATGTGACCACGGTCAAGCTGTCTACTGGCTACGAGGTCGGCCTGACCCGGCTGAAGACCCGGCAGTTCTTTCGGCTGCTGAAGGTGCTGACCCGCGGCGTCGGCCCGGCCATGATCCAGTCGCTGAACTTCAGCGAGGACTCCGAGGGCTTCGGCCGGAACCTGCTGGCCATGACGCTGATGGCCATCCCGGAGGCCGAGCAGCAGTTCATCGAGTTCCTGCAGTCCATGTGCAAGCCGGTCGGGCTGCACGAGCCGGATGGCCGGGCGCTGAACAAGGCCGAGCGTGAGGAGAACCAGGAGCTGATTACCGAGCTGGTCGAGGAGCTCAACAACCCCGATCTGGACGACCTGCTGGACCTGGCCGAGGCCATCGTGAGGCAGGAGGCGCCGGACATCCAGGCCCTGGGAAAAAGGGTCGCCAGCCTGCTGGAGCTGGCGAAGAAGACCGGCCAGCTCGAGGACAAGAAGGAGCCGGGGGAGACGGACTCCTCGGGAGCTTCAGCGCAGCTTTCGATCTCCTCGCCCACGAGTACGGATGGACCGACGAGTACATCCTCGGGCTCCCGCTCTGCCGGCTCCGGCAGGCCATCGCGGCGGCGTCAGCCCGCCGCGAGCGCGAGCAGCTAGCCCGGCTCCGCCTGGCTGAATTGCAGGTCAAGACCGTGTGCACGTGGATCGGCGCGCAGGCGTGGATCGACACCGAGAAGACCGGCGGCCGCAACCCGCTGGTGGACCTGGCCCAGCAGCTCGATTTCACCGGCGGGCGCGATGAGGCCGAGGAGGAGCTGGACCGGATCCGCGGTCCCAAGGTCGCCGACCGGATCGAGGACGACCCGCGGTTCGCTCCGGTGGCCGCCGACCCCGATAAGGGGGTTGAGGCCTCCAACCCGGAGGGCTCGTTCGAGGCCATGATCCGGATGCTCGGCGGCGGGATGGGCCCGCCCGCCGTGCCCGGCATCGAGCAGGCACAGGGGGCGGACGGTGGAGAACCGGCCGGGCAGCTATGAGGCGTTCCTGGAGTGGTTCGACCCGGACGCCTTCATCGCCCTGGTCGCCCGCCCCGAGCAGTTCCGCCGCCGGGCCCGGTCGGCCCTGGCGGCC